AGATGAATATCTCAGAAGAGTCCTCTACTGCCACAATCTCTGTGACTGTTGAGAACGTCTTGATTAAACTTGAACGTCCTGTTGTTAGACGCTTTACCAATGAGGATCAGAAGTCTCGCTTTCCTAGCGACAGGGGCCTAGAGTTTGTGGCATCCTTACAAGACAAAGAAATCTTCTGGGGAAGAACTGGAAACTAATACTGGAGGCACCCGACATGCCTATCACCTACCAACAAGAACCTCTATACAAAGTTATCCCAGAAGTCTCTGAACTGTTGTTCCTAGATTGGTCAGAAGTGGGCAGGTTCCCTCTTGACCCAGATTGGGAACTTTATCAAGTTTTAGAAGACAATGAAGCCTTAAAGGTGTTTACGGCAAGGTCTGAGGACAAACTTGTAGGGTATTTTTCTGTTGTAATAAGCCCCAGCCTTCACTCCAAAGGTAAGTTTATTGTTGCCAATGATGTTATCTTCCTTCACCCTGACCACAGAAAAGGTCTTGTTGGGGCAAAGCTGTTTAAGTTTGTGGAGGTGTGTCTTCAAGAAGATGGGTTTGAACAGTTGCAAATAACTTACACAGAGAGGTTTGATATTTCTAGCCTCTTGTCTAGGCTTGGTTATGTCAAGGTCGAGACCAAATTTGAGAAGAGGTTGAACTAGAATGGCTGCATCTGCAATTATTGGACTTGTCTCTGCCGGGATGACAGCCCTTTCAGGGGGAACGCTTCTTGGAGGTTTCCTTCTTGGTGCTGGAGCGGCTGGAACCTTTTTCACTCACTTCCTTATTTCTACCGCAATGGGTGTGGCCCTTAACGCCTTGACCCCTAAACCCAGTCTTGGTGCAACTTCTCGTGGTTACAGCATTGCTGGTGAAAGTGGTGCAGCCTTAGATCATCAGATCATCTATGGTGAAGTTCGTGTTGGTGGTGTTCGTGTCTATGATGCTTCAACGGGAACAAACAATGAGTTTCTACATCGCATCATGGCCTTTGCTGGTCACGAAGTAGACAGCTACCAAGAAATCTATTTGAATGATGAAGTTGTTACCCTTGATGTGAATGGCAACGTCACTTCACCTTCTCGCTATAATGGCTTTGTCCGTATCAAGCAATACTCTGGAACTACAACACAAACTGCTGACGCTGACCTTATTAGTGAAACTTCTGCCCTCACTGATGGTCGTTGGACTTCTGCCCACAGGCTGCAAGGTATTGCTTACCTCTATGTACGTTTCCAGTATAATGCAGACGCTTTCCCTAATGGTATCCCTGCTGTCTCAGCAACTATCCGTGGTAAGAAGGTCTTTGACCCTCGTACTAGCACCACTGCTTGGTCAGATAATCCGGCGTTGTGTCTGAGAGACTATATCGCTTCTGATTATGGTCTGGCTCAACCGTCTGGTAGCATTGAAGACAATCTTGTAGAAGATGCTGCTGACTGGTGTGATGATGTTGTAGACAGTCAAAAGCGTTACACTTGTAATGGTAACTTCGTAACCAGCTTTGAGCCCAGTCAAATCCTTTCAGACATGCTCACCTCTATGGGTGGTTTGTTGTGGTATTCTCAAGGCAAGTGGCGTATGAAGGCTGCTAAGTATACCACACCAACTATTACCCTTGATGAGAACGATCTTCGTAGTGGTATCAGCCTTTCTACCAGACATTCTCGTAGGAGCAACTTTAACACTGTCAAAGGCAAGTTCAAAGGGGCTGAGAGTGATTGGCAAGAGGCTGATTACCCTGTTGTGAGTGACCCAGTTTTTGTGTCTGCTGACAACAATCTTGTCAATACTCTTGACTTCTCGTTGCCATTTACGACTTCCTCTAAGACTGCACAGCGTATTGCTAACATTGCACTTCGTCGTAACCGTGAACAGTTGACCTTCTCTGCTTCCTTTGGCTTGAAGGCTTTCCAAGTTGATGTGGGTGATTTTGTCTATGTGAACAACACTCGTTTCGGTTGGAGCAACAAAGCCTTTGAAGTGACCAACTGGACCTTTGGTTTGACTGAGGGCCTTGATCTGCAAGTTCAGATGACCCTTCGGGAAATCAGTTCTGCTGTGTTTACTGATGAAAGTGCCTCTGTCTTTGAAAGCAACAACACAACTCTTCCTAGCCCCTTCCTCGTCCCTAACATTGGCATTAACCTTGATAGCGAAGTTAGGATTATCAATGAACATATCACAAATGTTATCTATGTTGATGTAGATTCTACCACACCTTTTGCTGTTGAACGTGTGGAAGTCCAGTTTAAGAAAGCCTCTGACACTGGATTTTCTGTGGTTGGTGTTGGTGATCTTGGTCGCTTTGAAATCCTAGACGTGTTTGATGACTTCTATGACATTCGGGCTAGGGCTTATAGTTTCCTTGGTGTTAAAGGTGACTGGGTGACTTACACGAACTTTGTTGTAGCAGGTCTAGCTTTCCCACCTGATGATGTAACAAGCCTCTCTGCACAACTAAATGGTGCCACAGTAAATCTTAACTGGAACCCTGTCCCTGACCTTGATTTGTCCTTCTACCGCATCCGTCATTCAGTTGATGAGAGTGGGGCTGATTGGGCTGGTGCTGTAACTTATGTAGAGAAAGTCCCTCGTCCCGGTGCTTCTGTTGCTGTTCCTGCTAAACCGGGAACCTACATGATTAGGGCCTATGACAAAACTGGAAATATCTCTGAGAACTTTACGTCTGTTACGGTCCCTTCTGCTGCACTTGAAGCGTTTACCACAACATTGACCGATACGGAAGACCCAACCTTCCCCGGTACTAAGACTGGTTGTTCTGTTGTTGGAAGCAACCTTGAGATTACCACGGTCTCTGGAACTGCACCTTTCACTGCTACCTATGAGTTTAGTGGTTATATTGATACTGGCTCTGTTCGTAGGTTTAGGTCTAGGGTTGATGTAGACATTACTCGTGTGGACAGGTCTGCTGGTTTGTGGGATGACCTTCCCGGTTTGTTTGATGCTTTGCCGGGGTTGTTTGATGACTTCACTGGCGGCTCTCAGATTGATGATACTAACGTAGTCACTTACATTGCCACAACACAAGACGATCCGGCTGGAACACCTACTTGGTCAGCTTGGCAAGAACTCAAAGTTGGGGACTTTTATGCAAGGGCTGCTAAGTACAAGATTGAACTTTCTAGCCGATCTGTGAACATCACCCCAAGCATCACAAGCCTTGATGCCATTGTGCAACATAACTAAAGGAACCCGACATGGCCACGCATGACTATGTTATTGACAACCAAACAGCACCTAACTTTAGGGCTGATCTTAACAATGCACTTGCTGCAATCGTAACTCAGAACTCCAACGCAACTGCCCCTAGCGTTACTTATGCTAATATGTTTTGGTATGACACTGCCAACAATCTGCTGAGAAAGCGGAATGAAGCTAACTCAGGTTGGATTACGCTAGGGACTATTGACGAAGGGACAGGGACGTTTACACCTTCTGGTGAAAGGGCTTTGGCATCTCAAGTACAAGCAGAAGCTGGGACTGACAATACGACTGTGATGACGCCATTGCGGGTGTCTCAAGCTATTACCGCTCTAAGCGGCACGGCTACGGCAGCTTTGTCGGTCGGGGCAGTTGGGACGTATGCGTTTCTATCTGAAAACACAAACGCGACAGTTAACGCTGGTAACACTCGAGCGGGTAGCAACCTCTATTACGCTGGTGTGGGCATCGGCACTACCCCAAGCACATCAGGGGAAGCTCTTGGGGCTGGGTGGGGTTCTCAGCCATCCGGCACATGGAGAGCGATGGGTTACGCAGCGATTAACGGTGGAGCGGGCCGTTACAATACAACTGTTTGGCTAAGGATTTCCTGACATGAACTACCGTAACGCAAAGCGCCTTGCTAACAACTGGATCGACTGCGAGATTGAACATCCCGATCACGGCTGGATACCTTTCACTTGTAACCCTAGCGACACTGGGGCGCAGTTCGACGTGCGTGCGCTTCACTTTCAAATGAACGTGGACCCTGAAACCGCAGATTACATTCCGCCCACACAGGAAGAACTTGATAGTGCTGCCATAAAATCTATTCGTGCAGAACGTGATGGGAAGCTGGCTTTCGAAGTTGACCCTATCGTTAGCAATCCACTCCGCTGGGCTGACTTAACTGTAGAAAAGCAAGCCGAATGGGCATCCTATCGCCGCGCTCTGCTCGACATTACGGCGCAATCAGGCTTTCCTCATTCTGTGACATGGCCGACTAAACCCTAACAAGGATTACCACAATGTCTCTTAGAAAGAAAGTCTCTGGTGCTGTTGCAGCCGCTGTGATTGTCACTGCCACCCCTTTCATTGCTAAGTGGGAAGGTCTAGAGACGAAAGCCTATAGGGACATTGTGGGTATCCCTACTGTCTGCTACGGAGAAACTCGTGGTGTTAAGATGGGTGATACCTACACCAAAGAACAGTGCTTTGCCATGCTTGAGAAGGGTGTGGCAGAGTTCTACGCTAAACTACAGCCTTGCATGACTAACCCTAACA